CCAAGCGCTCTTGGTACCCATCCGACTTCACAACTTCACTGTCAACAGGCCACTGAGCGGCTAGAGTGACGGCGACTGTCTTGTACTCATCAATGGTCTTCCCGATAGCCTCGGCTTTGTCGGTGATTTCAGGGTCGTCCAGAATCTCGCGCATGGTATCGGTGAACGCCCACTGGGCGTCATACCACTTGTCACGAACGTCCCTTGCCGCTATGCGACTTTTAAAAGACTGGACAGCCTTCGCGATGGGCGTAGGCTTCGCCGCAGGCAAAAACTCCTGCAACGCCTTTTTAATCGCATGCAAAAGCCCCTTCTCTACCCTGTCGGTATCTGAAGGGGCATCTTCAACTTTCACCCGTTTTCCAATTCCCCACATAGAGAATCCGGTGATCTCACCTTTCTCGATGGCCGCCCATGTCTCGGCGTTGGTCACCTTCACGCCGGCCACCCAGGAGCCTTTCTTGATTGTCTGGTCCCCGAGCTGCATATCGACCGGTGCGATGTACGATTCGACCACGTAGCCCTCGTCGGCCTCCAGGTCGTGCTGCTTGTCGATGTTGTGAGTATGCTGACTTTCCATGAAGGCGTGGGCTGCTTTCTCGATCTCCTCGGCCGTCATGAAGTCGCCGTGTGCGTCCACGACGTCCGGCTCGTAAACCACACCGTAGACGATCTGCTTCGCTTTGTCCGCCTTGGCGATAACAATGCTTTTCTGAACCGGCTCCTTGCCCTCTTCCTTGATGATTGCGAAAGGCCGGCCGTTGGCGCCTTTGTCAACCAGCGAGATGTGTGTGATCTTCGCATCTTTCAATTCAAACGGCATATGCTTATTCACCTCCTTTCCATCAGAAAACCGCCTGCATGGTGCAGCGGCATTTTACGATTTGCTTGGCGCTTCCCGCCGGATCGCCTGGGTACATAAGCTTTTCACCTCCCACTCTGAACGGCTTGTCAATGTCAACCGTTTGGCCGTTGGCCTCCCGGTGATCTTTACGGGTCCGATTGTTGTTGGCTGCCCGCCAGCGCTTCTTTTTCACCAAACCGGACTGCTTCCAGCCCTCCAGCTTCCCGCCATTGGCGGCAGCAGTCGAAAGCGTTCTGGAGATGGTGACGGCCCGGTTCATACTGAACGGCCCCTCCTCGCCTTTGGCTGCCTGCTTGCTGACCTCTTTGACGAGCGTTGCGCGTTCCGCTGCGGTCTTGCCTTGTTCGATGGCACGCTTGAAGGCGCGAAGCATATGGTCGGCAGATGTTTCGTTCATCGCGGGGACCAGTTTTTTCAGCCGCTGCGCAAACTTGGCTGCCGCTTTGTTCTCCTGCTCCCACTTGGCCGTCTCATTGATCCCGACCGCCTCCGACTCCCCAGCAAGATGGAACAGCGGCATGAATGCGTTGTATACGGCCTGTTCGAACTTCTCTTGGAAGAACTCGCCGGCCTGGACCTGCAGAATGACCTTCCACAACTCTTTTTCATCGACTGCAAGCTCGTCGCTCAGCTCCTGGATCGCCTCGTCTAGCGCCTTCCCCTGTAACTCCAGGATGTCAGCAATAGACTCCTCGCCTTCTTTGTACAACTTCTCCAGCAGCGCGCGCTCGGCGTGGTTCAGGTCAAGGCTGTCCAAAAAGTCGTCGTCATCCGCTTTCGCGATAAGGTACAGGCACTGGTCACACATGGTGTCGGTCCCTCGTTTCACGCAGCAGACGTTTGGCGATGGTGGCTACTTGCTCCTGTGGGTCATTACCCAGGCCCAGCAAATCATTAGATGGCATCGATGCCAACAGTTTGGCAACAGGCGTATCCAAATACCCCGATTCGTACCGGGATTCTTCGATGGTGACGCCCAACACGCTTTCCGCAATCGGAATTAGGTCACGTACGAGCAGGACACCACGGTCGGCCAGGTAGTTCAGCAGAGCGGTACGCTCATCCGGATCGGTGATCTCTGGGCCGCGCAATTTAACTTTCACCCGGTGAATGCCAATTGCCGGAAGTAGCGCCTTGTTGAAGATCTTGTCGGCCAGCCAACGTCGGTATGGAACAAAAACCTGCTCCTCTGTAATGCGGCGGGCTGTGTCGGCTGTGGCCCTGGTATAGTCCTGGCTCAATCCCACGTAGATAGGCGGCAGACGGAACTGCGAGAGGGCCTTTTCGCGCTGCTTCAGGTCGTACTCTTGGAACAGACCGTCTTGCTGCAGAACGTCCTGCAGCTTCTCGAAGCGAACCGTCGGCTTTGTCACTTTCATGTCGTCGCCCATCATGACCTCGGTACCGATGAACTCCAGCAGCATCCACGATCCGTCGTTTTCTGGATTGGACGCAGCCTTAATCTGTTCGACCGACTCTTTGGTGGCCGTACCTCCCTCGGCTACTACGGCAACCGGAATTTTCTTGCCCTTCTTGAAGTATTTCAGGTTCAGTTCCTCAGCCATGCGCGTGCCAAGGATTCCCGGGATATTCCCGATCCACCGCGGCTCGCCGTAGATGCTTGTGGCATCGTTCAGCTTGATGTGAAGGATTTGAGAGCTTCCCGGTCGTGCTAGCGGCAGAAACTGTTCGAAAAAAACTTTGTCCGTCGTGCGCTTTTGAGCATACTTCCGCGTCCGAACCGGCATTTCGATGAACTTAATTTCCCCGGTCTTCGTGAGATACGGCAATCGAACGGTTTCGCTGGCCGTCTCCTTCCCCGCCCGAATATACTCGCTGTCGGCGGGATAGATGGTCGGGGTATCGGCTGTTTCTGCCCAGGCCACCTCCAAATAGGCGCTGCCTGTCTGCTCCAGTTCGCGGACGACGTGCTTGACGATCTCCTGCGGCGTTGTCAAAGGGTTCATCACGTCAAAAAACTCCTCCAGCCGCGCCCATTCCTCATCGGCCAGCTTCTTCTGCTTCTCGTCGTTGACGTTTACTCGCTCGTCATACTCGATCTGAATGCCGAAATCTGCGACGTTCGTCGCGTATGCCTCAATGCATTGCGGCAGGATGTTACTCTGGCTGACGACAGCCTTCAACTGGGCCGGCGAATAATCCGGCTCCACAAGACCGTCATAATCGCCGCTGAAGCTATCGGGAATCTGCTTTGTCTCGCCGGCCGAAATACTCGTCTCTTTAAAAATCCTGACAGTCATCTCGTTTGCCATGCTCTACCTCCTTTCCGTAATGCTTACCCGCTCGGTGACACTGCGGCGTTCGGTGTTGATTTTGGGCTTCACATCACCTTTTGCGAATCGATTCAACGCCTGCGTCATCGCATCCACCTGGTCGTCATTGGCTCCGTTCGGAAAGGCTACCGTCTCCTCGATGAAGTCATGAATCCACGGTGCGACACTTGGGTCTGGCAAGTACACGTTACCGGCCTCCACGTCAGGAGACACCGCCTGCGCACGAACGACCTTACCTCCCTCCGGTTCCACCGCAATCAGCCCACTGATCTCTCGTTTCAGCGTTGCGATTACAGCCGGGCCGTTCGCCTTGTCCTCGACGAGTTTGGCTCTTGCCTGCGGCCATTTTGCGGTCATCGTTCGAATCGCCTGCAGCGTGGTGGGAAAGTCCATACGGTCTCGAACCTGATCAAGCAGGTACTTATCAGCCCCAAGGCGCCCCCACACCTGTCCAACAACATAGTCGGAGGACTGGGCATCTTTGAACGTGCAGTCCCACGACTGAATGACCTCGTCAAATCGCGCCGGTTGTTGCCGGTAGAATTTCCACCACCGCCGTTTGAAGATGCCACCCTCATCCGGCGCCGGCCTCTGCTGGTACATACTTGCCCACAACTTGCTCCCAACAGCCTTCTTGGTGTCCTCGTATTCTTTCTCGCTGAAACGTTCTGGCCAGAGAACCTGTCCCGGTTCCCGACCGAGTGCATCCTTTTCATCCTCGGCAACTGCCGGCAGCGATAGCACTTCCCAATCCTCACCAGTGCCGCGCTTCATCTCTTCGAGCAGCCGTCCCGCAAGGTCATCCTCGTGCCAGCGCGTCATAATGAGGATGATTGCGCCGCCCGGAGCGAGACGAGTACGCAGGGTTGATCGATACCAGTTCCAGACGTTCTCCCGGATGGTCGGACTGACTGCTTCTTCCCAGTTTTTGAACGGGTCGTCGATGATCGCCACATGAGCACCGCGGCCTGTGATTGGACCACCGACACCGGCCGCCGTCAATCCGCCGCGGGTGCCCTCGATACCCCACCGCTCAACGCCGGCGTTGTCCTTGGCGATTTCCACACCCCACAGCACCGGCCCCCACTCTTTCAACGTGTTTCGGGCGATGCGGGAGAAGTCATAAGCCAGATCGGCTGCATACGAGCTGATGATTACCTCTTTGTCGGGGTTTCGGCCGAGAAACCACGCGGGGAACTTCTTGGTCGAGACTTCGGACTTCCCGTGCCGCGGCGGCATGAATACCATCAGGCGTTTGATTTTGCCGCGCTCTACGGCCTCCAGCTTGGAGCAGAGCAGTTCCAGGTGCCTGGCAGACTGCCAAATGCCATGACTCTCGTACTCCAAAAAGAAAGAGAGCTTACTCTTCGCCAGCTCCCTCTCTAATTCGTCGTCGGAAATTATTTCGAACCAAGGCGGCAATGTCAGGGATGTTGATGAGTTCTCTGACAACATCCTGTCGCTCGCCATCCTTCTCCACCTGCCTTATCCCGTTGGTGTTCTTTCGTTCGTAGATCTCCAGCTTCCGCCTGTCTCGCTCGTCGAGGATACCAAGTGTCTGCCGCTGCATCTTCTGGAGCTTTTCCAATGCTGCAACGGTGTTCAGTAGCTTGGACTCGTTCAATGAATCCAGCACCTCAACCTGGACTCTTTCATCAAACTCACCAGGGCCGTAGCCGGTTCGAATCTTCTCCACATACTGATAGAACTGCTTCTCATCCTGGAGTGCCTCCTCAATCACGGCCAACAGCTTGTCTGACAACCGAAGGTGACGTGCGGTTACGCGGGCGATGTCGGAGCTGACCAGTTCGGCTGTTTTCTCGGCGGTTTTTTGTATGACGTTGGTACGGTGCCTGCTTCGCTTCTCGGTCCACTGATTCCGAGCTGCGTACTCCTTCACTGTCTGCAACGGGACATCATACTTTTCGGCCAACTCCTTGAGAGTACAGGGTTTCCGCCGTATGTCCGTGACGTACTCATTTTCAATTTCTGCCCACGAGACATGGAGATCGCTCCGTTCCGTTCCATTGGAACGTTCCGTATTTTTCGGAGCGCTCCGTTCGGTTGATTGGAACGTTCCGTTCAACCGCTCTTCCCACTGGTCCTTGTTTTTCCATCCTCGAACGGTTCCCTCAGAAACACCGAGTTGGTCAGCAATATCCTTTAGCTTCGCGGTCCCGCC